GAAGTCGCTGCTGCTCGTGTCGAGCAGCGACGCCGGCTTTACTCGGATCGCTGGTCATCGCCAGGAGCTGATCGCTAGCATTCACGTCAATCAACCCGGCGCCGTTCACAACCAGCCTTTCATTTTGGACCAATTTACTGATGTGCTGCCGCGACCAGCCCTTCAGTTCGCCGTATTCCTTGCGAGTTAAAAAAGCCATATACCCTCACCTGTTTATTTCCGGGTAACGCGTAACCTTGTCAACTTACTTGACAGGCTTCCCGAGCGTTTATCCGGGAGTTTCATTGTGAACACCTGAATAGAGCAGATAGGCGTTACGACCAGTCGTAGCGGGCCTGTGCGGAGAAATGATGGGGGGATAAGTACAAACATTGACGACTCGAAATCAGCGGTTTGCTGTCAACCTGTCAACCTGTGTCAACTAACTTTCAGACCCTGCCGCTAGCGCGTTTGCGCGAGTCTTATGCCCCGTGTTTCTTGGAAGTTGCCAGGGTCCCCGGCCTCTGCCGTCTGCCGTCTGCCGAAGTCACTAACTGCGTTTGAAACGGAGGCAGTCGACTAAGACCATTACTTTGCACGATGAGACCGCTTGTTTATGGCTCATGCGGATATCGCAGCAATCTGGCGGGCAACCTCGTCATGGATCAATTTGGCTGACCAGGTATGCGCAACGAGGTCGGTGCCGGCTTCCAACATCGCGGCATCACCCTCGACGGGAATGGCAGGCAGATCGGTCAGGTCGTTGTAGCTACCGGAGAAGTCCGAAGTCCCACTGCCAATTGCGGAACGCGCAGCCGCGGCGTCGACACTAACCAGCACCGCCTTACCGACATCCGACGCGTCCGCGATGCTGTCCGAGGTGATGTCGCCCGGCGCACTGCCGACATTGCTTGATCCTTTCACTACAGCCTGAAGCACTTGAAAGCCTTCAGTGATGGAGACAGGGCCTCCGTATGGTTGCCAGCCATCGGCAATGGCCTGTACCAGCTTGGCCGTCAGCTCCTCGGGAGTGTTGGCGACGACGGTTTCGTATTGGGTATAAGCCATTATCTAAATCTCACGATTGGATGATTGTGCGGCGAGCGGCTGGCATGCAGGCGACTCACCACAATGGATATAGCCCGTGGTGGCATAGGCTAGCAGGTGCACAAGAGGCAGCCCCCAAGAACAGCGCTTCATGGCGCCGAATCCGATTTAGGAAATTTGAAGTCGGCGAACCGATCAGCCAGATCGGCAATCTTCTTCACGCCAAGGAAACCGATGAATACACCAGCAGCGGTGGCGAAGTTCTGTGGTAAGCCGAAGTACTCCAGCAGCGGAATCAAGCCAATGGTGATCAGCGTGCAAAGCGACGCTTCAAGCAGCGCCTGTCGCCGCGTGCCGCCGCCATAAATAATCCGCAAAGCACCGACCACGAAAGACAATGCACCAGCGTAGATCGTCGGCGCATGCTGTCCCAGCCACGCAAGAACGAGCAGCCATGTGTCTGGTTTGTCGGGCATGTTTGTCATCCGGATTTCTCCCTTTTTGGGGAGCGCAATAGATCCGGCTCCAGCAGCACTCTCAGCTTGGAGCGATGGGCTTGGCGGAGCCGAAAACGAAAAAGCCCCGGCAAATGCCGGGGCTCTGTGAACTCTAAAAAGTAAAAAGCCCCGCTCAGTAGCAGGGCTTTTGTGAGATTGAGTCAGTAAATCCGTTCAACTAGTATGCTCTTGGGGATCATTGACCCTTTGTTGAAGTCTTGAGCGTACGTGACGACGATGTCAGCGAATATCCTTTCCTCAGTCGCCGCTTTGCCGGGTACTCCGCTTGCGAAATGCAATGGTAGCCGCTTCTCGGCTGCCACAGTTGGGAGGGTTGCTCGCCATCCAGTGTCAACCTTATCCCGATCCAGAACCTTGATGACCACTTCGGTTTTTTGATAGCGGATCTCAGTATCGCGCACCCTGAAGTCTGCCTGCGCTGGTGCATCGGTTGCAGCCTGGTGCGAGAAAGAAATTCCCGAACCCTTATCTTTACCAACAAACAGCCCTCCTCCGTTCTCACCTGCTGCAGGGCTGACGAAATTTAAGGCCGCGGCTACTACTTTCTTTTTGTCGCCGCTCATCGACGCATCAAGAGCTTCCGTCAATCTCTGCGCAGAAACGCCTGTGGCTTCAGCACCAATATTGATGATGACGTTATGGTTTGCTTGGATGCTCGGAGTATCAGTTTTGGTAAAAGTGTCATATGCCGTGATTGCCTGACTAGCAATGAGCAGCACTGCTAATGACGCAATTCCTCCCACAGCCGCAATCTTGGTTGCTTGGCCCATTTTGGTCCCCCTTAGCCAGACCTTAAACTTCTCCTTCTCCTCCTCAGAAAGGAACGAAATCGACATTTCCAGAAGCTCTTTCAGGCTTCCAGATTCGATTTTTTCCACTTTCAGCGAATGCAAATCAATAGACGTGCCACTCAATTCCCCCAGAAGTAACGGCACCTTTGCGGCCAGTTTTTCGAGGGCAACCAATGACTTAACTATTTCGTCGATTGGTACTGGAAGTTTACTTTCGTAATAGAACGCGAGTGGGAAGGTAAAGATAATCTGGTCGGTCAAAGCGTAGCTCTCCGTGCGAGAGCCGCAATGTACAGCCGCCAAAAGCAAAATTCCATCTCAATTGCCGAGCAACAAAAAGCCCGACTCTATGGTCGGGCTTTGCTCGCGGAAAAACCGCAAAGTAACGTGAAATCTATAGATCAGGACCGGGGCTGTCAAGCAGCTTCGCGACGGGATTCAAGTGCGCCATCAATCCAGGCAACACCAGACTTCCAGAGCTGTCGAGCCTTCTCTTCGCCGAATTTCAGCTCACGGGCCACATCCCGAAATGTCGCGTCACGTGAGGTGTAGTACTTGATGATTACCTTCCCACATTCTGGATATCGGTTGCGTAGCCGACCGACCAAGCGGTCCAACATCAAGGCATCGTCATCGGTGATCATTGGATCAGCGATCGTGTTTTCGCGAGATGCGCAGCACGACACACCAGAGCCCAACACCACCCAACGCCCCCAGTGCTCCAGTAGATCTTCCACGGTACGCTCGGTGAGCCTTTTTCTTCTGGCCATTGATCAATCCCCTGTGTAGTTCGTACCGCCGGTACCGCGTCGGTTGTTCTGTTCATATTGCGCTTGCGGGCCAGTGCCGGGGCGCTGTATGGAGGCAATCAGTTGTTGGGCATGCTGCAATTTCAAGCTGAGCTGAGTGACCAGGAAATCCAACGGCAGCACCTCGCCGGAACCACTAGCAACCCAACCTGAACCGTTGCAATCGATGCAAACCAGCTCGTAAAAAACGCCCTGAACAACGGCTTTGCCCTTGCAGGTCGAGCAATGCTCCAGGTCGATCTGCGCCTTACGAAAGCCATGGCCGTGGGGTTTTTTCATGTTTTGAATCCTCTCCTGTGGTTGTTTCTTGAAAGGCATCGCAGGCCTTGTTCTGTAAGGCTTCCAGAGGTTTACCGGAATCTCCGGATCTAACACCGGTCAACCCGTGAATCAGGGCAAACCCCTTCTGATCTAGATGAACGTGCCACTGCTCCAGTGCATCGAGCTTGCGACTCATGACGTCCGACTGGATGTACACCTTCACGTTGTGGCCCATGGCGTGGTTGATCAGCAGTTCGCCGATCAGGTGATCAATGCCGAGGTCAGCCCAGCCGGTGCGGGCCAACTTGCGCAGGTCGTGGCTGGTCCACTCACCTTGCCCCAACCGGGTGAATGCAGCACTGGCCTGCCCTTCACTGAGAGCCTTGCCATGGCGCGCCGGGAACAGGAATTGGCCGTCATACCCCTTGGTTTGTTGAATGTCGCGATAACGAATCAGCAGCTCGCGCACCTGGTCCGTCAGCGGTAGGTGATGCTCGACGCCAGTTTTGGTGTGCTCCGCCGGGATGAACCACTCACGCTCGGCCAGACTGATATGCGACCACCGTGCCTGCCGGGTTTCGCCGATACGTGTGCCATGACAGAGCATCATCAGCGCCAACATAGCGTCGGCCGGCGTGGTGAGCACGGTCCGAGACAATTGCTCCAGTAGCTGCGGCAACTGAACGCCGCGCAACCGGCATGGCTTGGCCCCGACCTTGGCCTTACTGAAGTCGCTGAACTTGATCCCAGCCATAGGGTTAGCGCCGATACAACCGAGTTTGAACGCTTGCTGCAGCGCCTGGACGAGAAGCTTGAACACCAGCTGCACATAGCCAGTGGAGTAGCTTTCCTGCAACGGCCAGACCAGCTCTCTGTCGAGTGTGGCTTTGTTGATATCGCTGAGCGGCAGATGACCCAGGCGTGGCATCAAATGACGCCTGATGGCCGAGGCAGTGGTGTTCTTGCGCTTGCTGGAAAGGCTGCGATCACGTGACATACGCTCGGCGTACCATTCCAACAGTTCGCCGGTGGCGACCCACTTGGACAGCGTCGAACCTTCATTTGCGGCCACCCGCAGACGCACTGCGGGCAATGCCGTGACCACTTGTTTGGTGCTCAAATCAGGGAAGCCGCCGATGCGGTGCCAGGTGCGCTTGCTGAGGAGGTACCAGGAGCCGCGGGATCGATTCTTCGCAAAGCGAAAGTGCAATGCCGGGTGACTGGCATCTCGCAGATCGCGGACATGCAGTTTTTTGGCATTGCGTTCGATCTCGGCATCCGACAGCTTTACCGTCAGGGTCTTCGCCAAGGCCATCATTTACGGGCTCCAAGAGGATCTTCCAGGTCAACGACCTGAAACGTGGTCGGCCACATCCAGTCGCCGTAGCGCTCGGCCATTGCCTGGTCAACGAACAGCGCCAAAGCGTGGTCGGGGGTGCTGCCCATGTCCATCTTGAACGAGCAGCAGAATACGGCGAACCGATAGTTCGCCGGGTTCGGCACAGCCAGGCGGCGATCAGGCATATCCAAACCGATCACCAAGCGCTTGCCCATTAGCCCCCCTTCAGCAGAGATTGCAGCAGCTTGAATTTTTCGAGTGCGTCAGCGTTGGTCTCGCGCTCCGCCTCGACGGAAAGCGCCACTTCCTCGATACGCGCCGCCAGCTTTTTCATGCGCTGTCCGACCTCCTCGGCAAAGCTGATGACCTCGCCAGACAGCACCGCCAACGTATCCAGGGCGCTGGCATCGGCTTTTTTAATGGTCAAAACGGCTGACTGCGTTTCTTTTGGCATGCTCTGCTCTCTCGGGGATTTGATGGTGACGGCGGTACGCTGAAAGTGACCGTTAACGGGTTCGCGAATGAGACCTGCCTCTTTCAACTCACCCAAGCCGCGACGGACAGCCGGGAACTGGGCCCCCGTGGCTTCGGAAACCACCAGCGAATTGAAAATGTCGTGGGCACTCCAAGGTTCCTGGATTGGCACGACCTGGAACACCTTGCGGGCAAGTGAAGATTGCCCAGCGAGCATGTTTTGTTGCTTGGCTGCATTCATCAAAAGCCACCTGTGGGATTGAACGGATCAGGGAGGGAGTTGAAGCGGGTACATGGAAGCGAGGCTTTTTGCTGCCCACGTTTTTTCGGGCCACTGGCATAACGAGCCAGCAACTCGGCGCGAGCGACCTTGCCGTCAAGCGGGATCGACTGTTGCGACATGGTCATCAACAACCGCGCCTCGCCGTGCTCTTCCGCAAGTTGCGTTTCGGGCTTTTGCGAGTCGTGGCCGATGCCAATGGCGATGTCTTCGAGCGGCTGTCCGCTGACCAACATCCGGATGGTGATGTCATAGGCGCGATCAAAGACCTTGCTGGCCTTCTCGGACACCAGGCTGCTCAGGTTATGCATCTCGCATTGAAGCGCGGCATGACGTACCGCCGGGTGCGACCACTCGCGGGAAAATGCTCGGCTCGGGTCCAAATTGACCAGTGCTTCACGGAAGGCCTTATCGTGCGAAGGAATGCCCAGCATTTCAGGCGTTGGCTGACACCACTTCACAAACTTACCGACGCTCGGCGCGAAATCTCCGCCGTACTGTCGGCAGTTCTGCAAGCCATAGCGAATCTGCTCGAGGGTATTGATCCCGGCAGCGATGAAAGCCTTGACCCAGCTGCGTTTTGCAGCGCGTAGGGCTTCATCATCGGGCCAAGCTTGCTTCCACGCGGGGAAGATCGCCTGCAACTCCTTGAACAGCGCGTTGACGACGTCAGCGGTACCAGGCGGCAATTGTTTCGGTTGAACCAGCGTCACGGGTGGCAGGTTGCCCATCTTGCTCAGAAGTTGATTGGCGCTACGCGGCGCTTTCAGCTCCATCACAAATCCCCCAGATCATCTGCCCAGCTGGAGTCATCGAAGTCGGGGGGTATCGATGGGCTGGAAGCCACTTTAACCTGCTCACGCTTGACCCAACGAATCAGGCGAAAACACCAGCCGGACGCGCTATCGACGGTCGCCGGCTTGGCGACGAAGAAGCCCTTGAAGCCAGCGAGCAAGTCACTGGTGAGGGCGTCACAAGACAGACCGGCAATCGTGAGCTGATCAGCCAGCGCCTTCTCGCTTGGCACCCAAGTGGCGAACATGGCAAAGCGTTGACGATCATCCGGTGAAGCGATGGCCGCTTGGTCCTGTTCGGCCATGACATCGGAAATCTCGCGCTGCAGCTGCTGTTCGGTTACTTGATGGTTAAGTGACGGATTGGGTGCAGATTCTGCACCCCGCTCTGTCTCAGGCTGCACCCCGTTCTGTTGTGATTTGCACCCCGTGGCGTCAATTGCACCCCGTTTTGTACGGGGTGCAGGATTTGCACCCCGCGATAATTGAAGGTCATAAACGATTGGACGGCGGTCATGGCGATCGATGTGTACGGCGGCGATGGCTTGATTGCCCTCCTGAATCAGCCCGGCCTTCTCCAGGTCGTCCAGTTTGTAGCGGACGGTACGCTCAGACAAACCGGTGTCCAGAGCTAGGGTGGCGGCCGATGGAAAGGCACCAGCACCGTTCGAGCCGGCATAGTTGGCCAGACACAGCAGCACATGCCGCGCGCTTGAATCTTTCAGGGAATCGATGGGTAAAGAGAGTGCCCAGGACATTGCTTGAACACTCACTGCGAGGCTCCGATGTTAAATTCAGCCAAACGGGCAAGGCCTTTGGGAGTGACCATTGGATCGAATGCCACGCGCTCGATGCCGATCTCCGGGTCGGGCGTTAAGGCCGTTACCTTGTGGGTCATGTAGCCGGCGGTGATGCGCGGCTGATAGGCAACCCAGCGCTTGGAACCCTTGCGGCGGAAAATCCACCGATGCTGTTCAAGCCAGGCAAACAATTTGGCGGGCTGGAGCTGCAACTGCTTGGCGGTGTCGGTGATGCAGATCGCCCCGCCGGCCGCCGCCAGACGCTTG